TCCCCGTAGCACTAGGGATTTTAGGAACTCTTGCTTACCACAGCTTCCGCGAATCCCATCACCGTTTCGACCTTCTTGTTGTTGTAGGTCTTCGCGTTGTCAAGTCCCCACTTCGCGTAGGCGTTAGCCTCACGATCCTGGCCGGACAGTCCTTCCTTCGGGCTATCGCACTTGAACGTGATACCCGCCATCGTCAAGAGCGTAGCCAGTTCCGACCTCTTGATGTCGCGCTTCTTCAGCTTCCCGAAAGCAACCACCAGAGCAATCGTGGTTGCCCGCTTCCAGCCTCGCGCACCATGAATGGGATTCTTGACGGCTGTCTTGCCCATTCTTACCTCTTCGGGGTTCTGGTGCTCGTAACGAGGTTTCTTCTCTTTCTTAGCCATTCTTGTCTCCTTTCCAAAGGTTGTGGCGTTCCTACGCCTGTTTATTTAATACTATTGTAACGTAAGGAAAATCTTTTTGCAACTCCTTTTTTGTTTTAACCCAAATTACTTTGAACTTTCGTATTCTTCTTTGATTTGTTTGCATTTGTTGACGTCTTCGCCATATTCACTCATTGAAAGATCTACTGGTATCTTCGCAAGATGACAAAGTTGGTAAAGGATCAGTCTTACTGGAGCCGATCTATTAGACTCATCTGTATCACCTTCCCAAGCGTCATAAGCCTTGGCAAGAGCCTTTGAAACTCCCCTGCCATTACAAGCGCCTTCATTAATTTGAAGAGCATCACACGCCGCTTTATATTGTTCTTTTGTAACCATGATTTCGCTCCCTATTAAAAACTTTAAAGTATGACATAAACTAAATACTATCCCATTTATAAGGGACTGTTCTACTATCAATACTTTTTGAGCCTTATGGCTTATTAAATCCTGTTCCTGCTCCTCCTGCTCCATAAACAAATAATCCTGCTAACATGAGTCCGAGACACCATTCAAGTCCTGAGAAAAATCCTCCTCCGTTACACCAAATGATAATTGGAAGGATTAAAGAAAACAACATCATGAAAGCACCTATCCAAGAAATACCTACATAATCTCTGTGACGTTTTTGTCTTGCCATTTGTTCTTCTTCATATTCGTTCATGGATAAACCTCCCTCACAATATTACCTCTTGTGGAAAGTGTTTTGTATTTTCCACCAATCTGTCCATTTGCATGATCGGTATCAACAAGTTCAAACATAGCAAGAAGTGCGCTATCCTTGTCAGGCATAATAGCACGTTGTTTCCATTCATCGTCGTCCGGAAACTTAGACCATACGTCATGATCGGTATCAGCCATCGTCTTTATCCCCTCTTCGTTTTTCGATCACTTCTTTTGCTGCATTTAAAACAATTGGAACTTGGTCTCTTAACAATTTTATTGCTTTGATTGTGTGTCCAGTTTCGATTTGTTTATCAATAGGAACCCAATTTATTTTGACTCCGTTTATTTTGATAGGTCCAATGTAATTGTTTACGTGTTTTTCGATACGTTCTGTGAAATCGTGCATTTGTCCTAAAAATATTAGGACTTCACGTGCCGAGAAATCTTCTTCACTACCCTCTATTCTCATTTCTTCAAGAGCGCGTATATCCATATAAGTAAGGTTATTGATTGCAGCGTTAAAATCTGCACATACTTCAACAAAAATATCCAATGGGTTTTTCTTTTCTTCAGCCATAACAATACTCCTTTCTATATTCCTCTTCGTAAATTTCGTAATCCGGATTCCTACAAAAATCTTCTTCTCTATCGTATAATTCATCGAAAAACACATCTATGAGGCTTGGATATGATTCGACAAACTCAATTACTTTTCCGACAAATCGAAGATCTTCCCACACTGATCCTGGTTTCTTACCGGCAGTTACAACTTCTGTGACTGTAACTTCTCGTCCCCATCCATTTTTATAGATGGCGTAGCCATGAAGTTCAGCAGCTTCAGAAGAATAATAAGCATCAAGGATTTGCATGTCAGTTCCTAATCAAATTGTCCACTAAAAATTCCGCTATAGACACAAAAATCTCGTCTACGCCTAATTTCTTCACATTTCTTCGCTCTTTGATGTGCATCTGAACCCTTACGATCTTCGGGTCTTGATCGTAGGCTTCCAGGCTTAGGCTTCTTCCATTTATTTCTTCGTTTGTTGCTCATAATTATTCCTTTGACCTTGACCCTGACCTTGACCCTGACCCTGACCTTGACCCTGACCTTGACCTTGACCCTGACCTTGACCCTGACCTTGACCCTGACCATGACCCTGACCTTGACCCTGACCATGACCCTGACCTTGACCTTGACCATGACCATGACCATGACCTTGACCTTGACCTTGACCATGACCTTGACCATGACCTTGACCAATCAAAACTTGTTCTTAATAGAGCTTGATTCATATTATTTCACCTTTTGCGGCAGATCATGGTTCCAGGGAGTCAGGTCGATGATCGAGCCGACAGGAATGCGGACCCAATCCACGAATGGCTCAACCTCATCCGGCGTACCGTTCGCCAGACATTCGTGAAATCGTCCGTCGTAAGCGATCCACGCGGCTTCTTCCAGTTCAAGCCACGCGGGATTGCACGCGGTCACCCGCCCGGTGTAGTGGTGCGTAACCGTGCGGATAAAAACCTTCCGCCCCACGTCAACGATTGGGATTCCCGGCTCACCAGCCCCGAACATTGCTTGCAGCCGCTTCACTTCTCTGATAGTCAGATCGTCAACGTCCATCTTCAATCCCTCCTTTGGTTTTCCCAGTTCCATTACAAACTTCACACGGTATGCATCTACTCGGAAGATAATTTCCCATCATATCGTTATCATCAGCAAAAACCCATCCTTTGCCTTCACATTCAAAACAAGAATCTTTATTTATCAATTTTCTTTTGTTTTGCACTTCTTCCTGCACTTCCTTTCGGCCTGATTGCTCGGAAATCCTTTACCAGCACGATAACCTTTCCATTTGTCACCAATTACAGCAAGTGACTGACGACAAGATACTTCTTCTTCACAACTAATGCAAGTGTGCATTCTTATGGGAGTTTTGTTTTTTCCTTTCGCCATTATAGATCTCCTATTAATTTAATTTTTCCTGTTAAACGATACAATTCCTCAGGATAATGAAAAAATTGCCTATGGCTATCACAACGTGTGAGTGTTCTTTTATTTGCGTTTATCACACGAAAAGGGCCACATCCATCATATTCTTTCCCTTCGTGTGTGGCATAAAGATAAACAATCATACCGTCATTTACATTTTTCCATAGTATAGGTTCAAGTTCTTCTCCAATTAATGTAGCTATCGTTTTCTTTCCCATTAGTTTTCCTCGATCCTTTGGAAAACCTCCACGAGTTCCGCAATGACATCTTCCATGTGCATATGTGTATAGATAATACCTCCGTAGATTGTTACTTCAAATGCTTTGCTTTTTTCACGGTGTCCGTCACTGGGAACTTCCTTTAGCAGAATCTCCACTTCTTGTGACAAAAAGCATGAGCCATACCTTTTGTCACGTGTATAGACCAGTTCTGTCTCTGTTTCTTCTGCCATAACATTGTCTCCTTTAGACCTACTGGTCATCTTTAAGAAACTTCACAGTATTCTGTAGCAAGTCGAAGAACTTCATCATAACTGCCTGAACTAAGTGCTTTCGCTTGAAATTCCCGCGCCTGCTCAGGCATCTTAGCTTTACGTAATGCCTTACATACGCGTCCAATTACATTGAACACATTGCCATCTTCACCAACAAGGCTAACTGAAGGTTTTTCCATTACTTACCTTCCTTTCTTTTTGGCAAAATACTCAACATATTCTTCAATATCCCACAAATTGCTATCTACATCAGTTAACTGAGAAATAACGTTTTTAAGTTCTTCTTCGGTTGCATCACGTTGTGCTAATTCATTTTTAATCTCAACTACACCAGCTACAATTGAATCAAGTTTTTTGTTAATCGTATCATACATTACTTGCATCCTTTAACTCCTTTGCTTACCTTACTATATAGGGTATAGCATAAGGATTTTCACTTTGCAAGGGGTTTTTAATATTGTTTGAATTTATAGGTTGAAGTACTCTTGTCTTATAGTTTGTATAGTTTCCGTAAAACTTTTATTTCCTTTGACTGTAGTAAGTTTTCTAAGAAGAGCCAATACAGAACCGTGTGGTATAGACCATTCAGTTCTCCAGTTTTCTATTACCTTACAAACTTCCCTAACTGTTTGTTTGGAAATCATATTAATACTCCTCAGGTGTTATCATTATTGTGGAACTTCTATCGTCTTCTGTAATGACCCATACTTCTTTTTCATTTACCTTGTAAGAACTAAGAATTCGTCCTCCATGTTTTACAGCACTGTCATTGATTTTTTTGTCATGATTATCTACATCACCCCAATCTCCCTTAGAATGTCTTTTAAGAAGTTCTACAAACTTAGTACCTTCTACATTATATAAATCAAAAATTTCTATAACTCCTTCAGAAACATACAATGTCCCAAGTTTGAACAATTGTTTGTCGCCAAAGAATTTACTATGACTGGATGCTTTTGTGAAAGCGATCATAATTATTCCCTTAAGTTTTTCCCAAGTAATTTTAATCTGCTGGCAAATACTGTCCCCCAAGGAGTAGTATCTAGATTCCTACTAAACACACTTCTATGTATTCTCCAAAGACTTTTTTCCTCACTTGGAAGATACAAACATTCAAATATTTGTACAATTCTTTTTCCTACACCATGATGACGTATACATACTCTTGCAAATACTTCTGCTCTTGGTAAATCTACAAAAACAGCAAGAGGTCCACAACTTTTTTTAGGAGCAACTATTTTTCCCATTGGTGAATAACGTACTTCTGCTCCTTGATGGTAAAAAATAGACCACAAACCTGAAGGCAAAGCCTTCACAATCTTATATCCTACTTCCCAATCGAGTTTGAAGTTATGTGTCATACAACCTCCAAAATATTACGACCTACTCGGTATACCATTTAACCCGTTTGAAACGTCTGACGGGCCTTAAAACGATCCTATTTATGCTCTTTATCGGCTATGTAGCCGTTAATTGCCAAGGTTAAAGTCTTATCTGGTTCTTCAGGTTTACTCTCTTTTATATCATCTTCAATCTTGTTAAGATTTTCTTGATGAAACTTTGCATCATTCTCTGATAATCCTTTCATCGTAGGTTTTGTAGAGCCTACTTTGAAAATAGCCC